CTCAGGGAGAAAATTAGTTAACAATTACAGTTACTTAGGAAGCCCATCCAAGTTCTTAAACTTTTATTTTTTGAATAAAATAAAATTATAATAAATTAATTTAATTAAATAAATTTAATATTATGCAAATAGGAATTAATGATTTAGATGATGATGATTTCGGCACAGGTTTTGAATCTTCTAATGTTACAAGTTAGGAACCTCCTACCTATTAGGAACCTCCTGTAAGTAATCAAGTACAAGATTAGAATGATGATGAATTTCTGTCAGATTTTTTAAAAACTAAAGGTATAGATGATATTTCTAAAATCCAATTTGAGGATGATAATGGAAACATTGAAGAAAAATCTTGGGACTCTTTAACTAAAGAGGAAAAATTTAACATTTTAAATACTCCTTTAGAAGAAGCAGATAATAATGATAATAATTTAAGTGATGAAGAAATTTAGCTGTTAAATCATATTAGACAAAGTAATATGACTCCATCACAATATATTAATTAGTTAAAAGAACAAGAAGTTTCTGTTGAACCTCATTATAAAGTAGATGATTTATCTGATGATGAATTATTCTTATTAGATTTAGAATCTAGAACAGGAGAATTAACTGAAGAAGACGCTGCTCAAGCACTAGTAAGTGCTAAACAAAATGAGTAGTTATTTAATAAACAGGTTGAAGGAATTCGTAAAGAATATAAAGAAAGAGAAGATTTTTAGTTACAACAGCAAGAAGCTGAGTTGGAACAATAGCAACAAGAAGTTTTTAATCAATTCCAGGATTAGGTTATTGATTCTATTAATTAGTTCACTTCTATTGGAAACTTAGATTTGAATTTTGAAAATGCAGATAAGGAAGAACTTGCACAGTTCATGTTATCGACAGATGAGACAGGAAATAACTATTTATATTAGGCTTTATAGGATCCAAAAACTCTAGTAAAAGCTGCTTGGTTTATTCTTAATGGAGAAGAAGCCTTAAATAGTATATCAGATTACTTTATAAATTAGATAAAATTGGTTTCGGATAATCAATATAAGAAAGGTTTTGAAGAAGGAAGACAAGGTAAAGAGCCTTCAAGACCACAAGTAGTTATTAATAATAAATAGAATAGTCATCGAACTACATATAATAGTATAAATGATTTGGACGATGACGATTAATAAAAAATGGATATAGAAATAATATGAAAATTGCTTCTTTTACTTCTAATATCCCCACTATGGGTAAAGAATAATTCTAGTTATTGCCCATGTAAAATTGAGTAAATTGCTGGGAAGTCCTCCTAAATAGATTTTTGGATAATCAGCAGCCAAGCTAGTGAATAGCATAAAGGTAACTAGAAGGTTCAACGACTAATTCTTGAGTAGCTAAACAATAATAGAAACATGAAAACTCAACAATGATGATATAGTCTGAACTTATAGGATGGAAAACTATAAGATATATAAATTTAAATATTTATATGATAACAAATTGGATACTAGAACATATGAGGATTTTTATAAATACCTCGGAGTAAAACCTACTCGACTTGGAGTAGTATCAAGAATGTATGATGACTTGACTGCATCATTCCTTACTGAATCTCTTAAAAATGTCTTCTATCAAAATGCTAAAGGTAGTGGCAATAAATATCAGTCTATTAATGCCTTAGCCTATGATTTTGACATTGAAACAAACTATATCAAGAGAATTGAATTTGCAGCTCTTCCAGAAGGTGATGGTGCTGGTGGTACTGAAATTGTAATGGCCTTCAGAGAAAGATATTATGAGAAGTATGATACTTTCAAAATTGAAAATTCTGGACAGCAATGTATGGTAGTTTCAAGACCTGTTCGCAAAGGCGATAATTATTGGGAAGTATGCGTCAGACTTGTTGATAATAACTATGATACCATTCTTGATTTAAGCGCTTGTCAACCTGGAGATAAAACTCGTTGGATTAGTGCTCATATGCCCGAACTTCACGAGGAGGGTTGGGAAATACAAGCCATTGGTATGGCTCTCCTCCGCTTATTTTATTAAGTGTTAAATTAAATAAACCTTTTTAATTGCTGAAACCCTAAGTTTTTTATAAATATGGCAATCAGCAGCGAAGATTATTAATTATGTGTTTAAAATAGTAGTTACTATGGAAATTTTATATAATGATAAAAAAAGTAATTTTAAATATTTATCTGATATATTTAAAAATAAAGAAGTGCTTAATGGATTTAATAAATTAAATTACTGTCCAGTTGGACAAAATATATTTGATTGTGGAGATGTTAAATTTGATAAAGATATTAACGGAAAATTATATTTAGCTTATCCTCTTTCTGTAATAGTTAAAGAAGATGTTAAATTTAACTCTTTACATTCTCTTATAAATCAAATAAGAAAAACTTATAGAGAAATATATAAAAATAGAGAATCCGCTATAAAATATGGAATTTGGGGACATGATATTTATGATCTTCAAATTGAAGGAATCACTATTTATAAAGATTATTCTATAAAAGTTTCTATTGGTTCATAATTAATAATAACGTTCGACGGTCATCGAAAACACATTATTTTATAATGGAAGTGAGTAGAGTAGGAAAAATCCGAAACGGAAGGGACTTTTTTAAAGTTAAGATATGACCTGAACAATATGGAAACATATTGATTAACGTATACAAAATGGCAATCTAATGTTGAAAAACATCGTGGTTATATACAAACCCACAGATTTGATGCTTCTTATTCTGCACAATATGCAGCATTAGAAGATGTATTTGTTAAAATTTCAGAAGGAAAAGATTAGGGTAATTTGACTGAAACCATTTATAAAATGGATACAGTTCAGAAGAACTTACTTGAAACTTTCCTTGTAGGTCGTAATTAGTCATTGCTTTTTAGTAAAGGAAATGTAAATCCTTAGACTGAAAAGCCCACTATAGTCGATCCCGATACTAATAGACCTAGACGTATATGGGTCATATACTAGTGATAGTATAATAAAAATAATTTCTTTAATTGCTGGAACTCCTAATCATGGAAAATCAGCAGCCAAGCTTTACATATAGCAAGCTCATATGAGTAGCTGTAAAGAAGGTTCAACGACTAGATATTTATCGTACACTTTTTAAAGTGGAAATGGGAAATAACTTAATTAATAAATATGAAATACATAGTATATTTAACTACAAACAAAGTTAATGGAAATATTTATGTTGGAGTACATCAGACAGAAAATCCAGATATTTATGATCATTATTTAGGCGAAGGTGCTTTTGATAACAAACCAAGTTCTTATAATAAGGCAAAATGTCATTTTCATCAAGCTTTAATAAAATATGGGGTATCAAATTTTTATAGACAAACTTTAAAAATTTTTGATACACTACAAGAAGCCTTAGATTTAGAAGCTTATATTGTCGATGAAGAATTTGTAAAAAGACCAAATACATATAATATGATAATAGGCGGAGGAACACCTCCATTACATAATAAAATTGTTTATGAATTTGATTTACAGGGGAATTTAATTAAACAATGGGATTCAATTAAATCCATAAATGATATTTATAAGTGTAATGAAGCAAGAATTAGAATGTGTATAAATGATAAAAGAAGTTTTAATAATTCATACTGGTCTTTTCAAAATTCTATTAACGTTAAAGAATATAGACTTAGTTCAAGGGGATATGTTTTTCAATATGATAAATTTGGAAATTTAATTAATTCTTATGAAAATGCTACAATAGCTTCTTTAAAATTAAATATTAACAGAGACACTATTGTTAGTTCTGTATTTAATAGAACTTTATGTCATGGTTATTATTTTTTAAGAGCTGATGAAGATATTTTAAAACTTTTAAATGAAAAATCTTCAAAAAAATTAGCTAATATAACTCCTGTTTATAGATATAGTAAGGACGGAAAATTTGAAAAAGAATATTCCTCAATTGCAGAAGCTTGTAAAGATACTAAAGGTAATCATGGTAATATAATTAGAGCTATTAAAAACAATAGAACTTGTGCAGGTTATAAATGGAGTTATATTAAATCTGATATAATTAAACCTTATTCTGAATTAGACTTGAAACCAGTAAAAATTGCACAATATGATATGGAACATAATTTAATTAAAATATGGGATTCTGTTTCAGAATGTAAAAAAGAGTTTCCAAGTTGTCAAAAAGTTTGTAGAAAAGAAAGAAAGAGTACTAATGGATTCATATTTGAATATATAAGTTAAAGATATAGTCTAAACTTTATAGTAATATAAAGAATAAATTGATTTACATCTCAGACGGATTGATTCCTCAAGTAGAAGCCTTTGCTAGTAAGTATGCTTATAATAAACTTACTATAAATGTGTTTAAAACTGCAATTTAGGCACTTAATGCTAAAGCTCGTAAGCCAACAGGAAATCATTATGTCTTTATTTGTAACGAGCCTTTCTGGTATGATGCACAGGAAATACTTGATACTTACCTTGCACAATATCATACCGATGGAACATATCTTTGGTCAATGAAAGCTGGAGACTATGTTTCGGTTGGAGCTAAAGGTTTTGATACTTATAACTGGGCAGGTAATACTATCAGTTTCAAAGTTGATAGAACCTTTACCCGTGAATTTGGAGAATCAAAGGGTTATGCTATAGCTCTTGATTTAACAGCAGATAAAACTTCTGCTCAACCTCCTATCGCTTGCTTTACCTTGAAGGGTGGAGACATGATCTCTAATAAGTATATTGGCGTAAAAGACCTAACCTGCGCCGCTTAATAGTAATATTAAGAAAATAAAATCTTTCTAATTGCTGGGACGCTAAAAGAAAATTGTTTCTCATGCCAATCAGCAGCTAAGCCTAAGAATATGTAAGATCTTTTGATAAACTCTTAGGAAAGTTCAACGACTATCCCATAAGGGAGTAGATAAAAATTTTATCGAAATGGAAGATAACTTTAAATAAAGTATAAAATTTAAAATTATGAAATATATAGTATATTTAACAACAAACATTAAAAATCAACATATATATGTTGGAGTACATAAAACAGAAAATCCTGAAATATTTGATGGATATATAGGAAATGGAGTAAATAGATTTAATCCTAATTCTATGTATAATTCTAAGGCTCCGTTCTGTTTAGCAGTTCAAAAATATGGATTTGATTCATTTAAAAGATCAGTTATAAAAATATTTAATACGGAACAAGAAGCTCTTGACTTAGAAGCTGAAATAGTTGATGAAGAATTTATAAAACGTCAAGATACCTATAATATTACTATAGGTGGTGGTATGCCTCCTTTATTAAATAAAGTAATATTTGAATATGATTTAAATGGAAAATTTTTAAAAGAATGGAAATCAATTACAGAGGCTTCACAATTTTATAATTGTTCTGGAAATTGTATTGGATTAGCAGTTTCATTAAAAAGAATGAGTCAAAATAAATTTTGGAGTGATTGTAAATTTGATGTACTTGATATATCAAAATATACAAATTATTCTCCGAAAATTTCAGTATATATTTATAATGATGATGGAACTTTTTATAGAAGTTGTGAATCTTTATCAGAATGTACTAAAATTTTAAATGATAATCTTAGGCATATACAAAGAGCAATTAAAACAGGAGTATCTGTTAAAGGATATTATATTTCTAATAAATTAACTCCTATCTTTGAAAAACCTAAATTTGATAATTTAAAAGGTTTAGTACATCAGTACGATTTAAATGGAAATTATATACAATCATTTAATTCTATTAAAGAAGTAGAAGAAAAGTTAAATTGTACATTAAAAGGAATTAATGAATCTATAAAAATGGAACAACAATATAAAGGGTTTTTATGGAGACGCGGAGAACAAAAATTAGAAAAAATTACTCCTTATAAACCTTCTAAAAGTTCTGCTAAAAAAGTTGGACAATATACTATGGATGGTGTTTTAATAAAAACTTTTAATACTGTAAGAGAAGCTCGTAAAGAATTTCCAAATGTTAGTAAAGTATTAAAAGGCCAAGCTTCTCATTGTCATAATTTTAAATTTAAATATATTGAATAAAGTTAGTGATATAGTCTAAACTTTATAGAAATATAAAGAAAACCATGAGGCGGTCTTAATGGTTTAAGCTCTGGTGAAGTTTCTTCTCCAGTAGCTGGATCTAAGTTAATTCTGTGGGGGTACTCGAGCCTGGCTGTGTTTAATCCTTATAGATCTTATGTACTTAGATAGATTTAATTAAGTTATTAATATAATTTAATTAATATTTAATAGATAATAACTAGGCAACTACTTCTTGTACTTGCCTAGTTATATTTTAAAAATTTATAATGTTTAATGAATTAATATGGCAGAAACTAAAAAAGAAATAGAATTATCTCAGAAAATTATTCTTAGAAGTGTCAGAGGAAAGGTTGGGGTTGTTGTTAAGGTTCAACCTTGTATAAATCCAGAAACTGGTGAATATGCAGATTGTGTGAAACGTGTAGATTCTAATGGTGATATGGTACTTTCTGAAAGAGAAAGAAATGATCCAAATAGAATATACTTTATTAAAGAAACTGATACTTTTGATATAGTTGATGGAACTACTTTTGATTTAGAAAATATCAGACAAAGATTTATTTGGGAAGCAATTAAATATTGTCCATTAATTGCCCCAGATTATTATGCTAAAGATAAAAACGGAAATTCTTTAATCAATGGAACTTCTGGAGATTATACTCTTACTGATTATTTGAATAGGAATCCAAGACGATTTGGAGTAGCAGAACTTTTTGTTGAACGTCCTGGAGTAGAAGCTAATTTACGTGTTTCTAGAAAGAAACTTAAACATAACGCTGAATCTTATATTTATAATGATGAAAGAGGATATGATGGAAGAGTATTAAAAGCTAGACTCCTTGGACATAGAATGGAAGGTATGGCAGATGCAGATGTAACTGATTATCTGTTACAAATTGCTGAAAGAGATCCAGAAAAAATTATTAATCTTTATACTGGAGGAGATACTGCTGTTAGATTGTTATTTATTGAAGCACGAGATAAAAATGTAATTCTTTATAAAAATAAGTTATACACATATGCAGATAATGTAGTATTAGGTGCTACAGATGATGCTGCCATATTG